AGGATATAAATATATTAAACGATATATGGGAAATATATACAGATTTAGTATATAGATATAATCAAAAGCCAACCATAGAAGAATATGCTTTATTGATTGGTATACATAGAGATACAATATATTCTTGGGCTAATGGGGAATGTAGAAATACAGATATTTGCGAAAAACTAAACTTATCACGCTCCGACACCATTAAAAAATGGCAAGAAGAATGTGCTTTAAACAGATATAAAGGAGCTGCCTCTGGCAATGTCGGCTATATATTTTTATGTAAGGCTGTAGACAAAATGGTGGAGACAGCGCCAGAGCAAGTAAAACAGTATGGCGTACCACAGCAGACAGCCCAGCAGATCGCGGAGAAGCACAAAGCGGCGCTGGAGCTTCCAGAGATGGAAAAACCGGAGCTATAACAGTAAAAACACTATATGTTGTGATTGCGAAGAAACGGATTCTATATCTAGTAATACGCAATGTGCAAATAGGGTACACCCTAAAAAGACATTTTATAAAACACTGTTTTTTGTGCAATATTACAATAGATTTTGCATAGCATTCCCTTGATTACTGCCGCAGGCCCTTAAAGGTCAGCGTTAAACCAGGGAAGCGGGAACCCATGGGGCGGCGGGCTGACTTGCCAGCGTCCGCACTGGATGACCGGGAGGGGGTATATATAAAACCTCAGTCAGCGGTAGTTACCACCGAAACCGCTCGAAAAAACAAAAAAGCTCTCCTTATATGGCAGTGATAGTGATTCGAACACGACAAGCAGTAAGCCTTAACTGTTTCTCTGCCATACTAAAAATAAGGCAATACCAAGAAAGGCGGGTACAACGAATGAATGATATGATGATTTTTAGCAATCCAGAATTTGGAAATGTAAGGACAGTAACGATAGATGGAAATCCTTGGTTCGTTGGAATTGATGTAGCCAAGGCTTTAGGATATGTAAAAGAGAGAAATGCTATTGCAAGCCACGTAGACAAGGAGGACGCCCTAAAATGTAGCCTCCCATCAAATAGTGGAGTGCAAGAAACGATTGTAATAAATGAGAGTGGTTTATTCTCACTTATTCTGTCAAGCAAACTTGAATCTGCGAAAAGGTTTAAACATTGGGTTACTGCGGAAGTCCTTCCTTCTATCAGAAGAACTGGAAAATACGAGATGGTTCAGAAACAGGATTCCTACCAAATTGAAGACCCGATGGTTTCAAATCAAGCCTAAAATCGGCTTTAGAATCCTACAATTACTGTGGAATGCCATTTGAGCCAGAGGAAGAGATTGCAGAAAAAATTCTGGACTTCTTAATCGGGGAGGAAAAAGACAATGAATGCACTTAATGTAATCGGAACAGCTGTAAATCTTGCATTTTTTGTTCTGGTTCTAGCCGGCACTTTAGCAATACTGGACGAAGAAGGAAAGACAAGCGTAATACAGATTTTATTCTGTATTTGTTTAGAAATATGTTTTGCACTGAATATTTTCTTAATTTGCACGAGGTGACAAATGTATTTACCAATTCCAATTGGAATTATCCCGATTGAGTTAATCGAAAGGGTTAAATTCATAAAAGCGCCGCTTCGACTTAATCCATGTAGGCTCGGGAAAACCTATGAAAGTGATAAGTCGAGGCATCCAGAGTAGCTTAAGTGTTAATTACTTATTATACTAATTACATAAACTTATATATCACGATTTCCCCGGGCTTTAATGGTGCGCCCGGGTGATAATGGGCTATCGCCAAATGGTTAAGGCACAGCACTTTGACTGCTGCATTTGCTGGTTCGAATCCAGTTAGCCCAGTTTGCGGTTTCGCTAATGCCGCAAGTTCATTTTATAACACTCTTTTCTGAAATCTAAAAGTGTTTCAGAAAACCTTTGTTGCGGCTAGTGGTCAAGAACTGCAACAGTGCCGGATTGTTTGTCATGGCGGTCAAATAATTCGGTATCTTAGGAAGCTTAGTTCAGCGGTAAGAGCAACGGCCTCATAAGCCGTAAGTCCTGGGTTCGAATCCCAGAGCTTCCATTTCTTCTAAATGCCATTCATCCGTAATATGGGTGGAAAAAACTTCCAGTTGAGCGTGTGGATTAGGTAAATTTAGGTGCGATACGGCGTAGCCTAAATGGATCTGATTTCCCGGCTGGTATATCTCGGAGTTAAAAACATTAACGCAGCGCACGTTAATAAAAGGAGTTTTCAAGAGATGCCGTTCAAAGACGCATAAAAATATCCAGTGAATCTACAGCACTAAAACTTGTAGATAGTGGAAAGCATAACACGATAAACCTATTGCTAACCCGGAAGAACCGGGTTATTCGGAAAGTGCAAGTAACTGGGAACGGGCTAGTCGACTAGGTCTTGATGGTTCGAATCCATCCTTTCCGATTGTTTGGAGACTGAAAGTTTGGTGGTAGGAAAAGCACAGAGCAGTGCGTAGGAATGTATAACCGAGTTCCGAATACGTACTGTTTATCGGTGATATAGTGACTTCCTCTAGTAGTCAATAAGTGAACGTGCTGAAATGGTTCTTCCAAACATGTACATAGCAGGATAGAGAAGCGGAATCTCACATGGCTCATATCAATGGAAACGACGGTTCGAATCCGCCTCCTGCTATTCCATCTACCAAGTGTAGATAGGACATCTGACTTTAGCATAGCTATTGTTAGTTCTTGCACATAAATGCGGATGCGTTTGCGTGCATTCGTGCAGGCATATAGACGCAACTCACTAGCGATCTTGTGCAAAAACTTTTTAGAGAGATAAGACCAATGCCCGTGAGGAGTGGTAGTCGGGGATTCTAAAAAAATCATCTAGTTTAGCGTTTTATGATGAAAAAAGAAACATAGCTCAGTGGTAGAGCAATGATATTGAATATCATGTGACACAGGTTCGATTCCTGTTGTTTCTATCTGGCAAATTGCCATTGCCAGAAGTTACATTTCCCCCTTAAAGTTCCAGTGTTTCTCGTTGGGAGATTTATGCTGTTCAAGTCGGCACACTGGATTTTTCTAAATTGAGGTAATTTATGAACGAAAAAAGTTGCAAGAATTGCAGAAAACATGATAACTTCACATGTGTTTGCTTCAATGGTGATAGCAAACATTGTGCAGACTTTACGGGATCAGAGTTTTGTTGCGAGTTTTGGGAGGGAAAAGAAGATGGAAAACAAGATGGAAAAAAAGGAGACATAGTACCGATGAGCGAACTTTCTGAACTTATAAATAGAGGTGGTTTAATTGATGATTTTAAGATAGAAAAATCCAAAGATGAACCACCTACACAACCAATAAAGTTAGCTGATTGGCTGATTGACAGAGGATTGAAAGATGGAATTCGTCTGTATGGGAAAAATGATCTTAGAAAAATTGCAAATTACTTATTGATTTACTGTGGTGATGAAAATGATTGAGGTATGCGGTAAAGAAATCAAAGACGAATGCTCACACTGTGGGAATATCCTCGAATGTGAGTTGTTCCGCCAGGGACATGGCATAAAACAGGAACGTGAAAACATAGCTAAAATGATTGCCTGTCAGATGAAGCATAGGGAGAAGAGGGAATTTGAATGCTAGATTTACTTGATAAACGCAATTGTCCTGTTTGCGGTGGAATGTTGAAATGTGAAAATTCCGATTACGCAAAACCTTTTAGAGAAAAAGAACTCTTTTTAAATGTGACATGGCAATGCACTAATTGTGGCGCTGAATATACTGCAAAACTTGAATTAACTCCAAACGGATATGAGGTGCAAGACCGTGAAGCACATATTGATGTAGAGGATAATTTTTCAGCCGAAAAATTTATGCTTGGAAGAAACAATTTTCGAAGACAGAGGTGGTAAATATGAAATTTGAGGATATGGCAAACTGGACAGAAGAACAGTTGAAAAATGAAGTTGTTCGTTTTGCTGATGAATGCGAGAAAAAACAGCATATAATCCTGGACTATAAAGCTTTATCGGAGACACTTAACCAAAAGCTTCTTGAAAATGATAACTGGAAGATTCCGATTGATGGAATTGAAAATGTAGATACTGGTCATCCATCTATAGAATGGTATGAACAACGACACCAGGATGACTGTATTAGAATCAACGAGTTAACTGTTACTGTTGACACATTGGTTGACCGATACGCTAATTTAAGGAAAAACAAAGGGATGTGCTGATATGGGTGAAAAGGAAGAATTAAAGCATTTCTTTACATGTAATGGAAAAGTTATTGAAACAATACCAGAGATTTCAATTTCGGATGGTGCTGTTATCGAAGGTGGTATTCTTCACAAAAATGAGGATGGCACACTTTGTAGCATAGGAAAGCCGTTAAGTATTGAACTTGAATTTAAATTAAGTAATGAACTATTTTGGACACTAGTTGCCCTAAATCGAATAAACCAGAATAATTTCCGAAAAATGCATGGCATTCTGAAACGGAGGAAAATTAATGGATCAAGAAAAAACAAAAGGTTGTCCAGAATGGAGAACACAAGTACAGCAGGCACCTGCCAAAGAAATTGTTGACTTTGCAAAAGCACATCCATGCGATTATATGAGAAAATGCTTAGAGCAATATCCGTATTGGGGAAACCAATACAATGGTTTTAATAGGAAGAAATTTAAGGAGATTTTTAATGAGCATTAAATCAGCATTAGAATCCGAAGGGATAGATTTTTCTGAATACATGAACCCACCCGAGCCGTGGAATGGACAGGCATTGATACGGAATATTAACGGAACGAAATACGCCTGTTGTCCTTTTTGCCAGAAGAAAGCGCTTCTGATTAGCCCAAACACGAAGATTCAGCACTTGAAACTGAAATGTAAGGGTAGTAATTGCAAGAAAGAGTTTGAGGTGAATGTATGATATGGAACGAAGAAATATCCTTTGATGGATTCCAAAATAAGATTGATGAGTGGTACAAGGATAAAGACTTTGAACTGTGCGACCCACCTGTCAGTGCTCAGTTTGCTTTAGACTTGATCTTCAAGACATTAGTAGATGATAGAGAAGATTATCCATATCTCACAACTATGTCAGAAAACGTAGAACAGACAAATAGCATTATGCTTGATTTAATTCTTCGTAAATACAGTCGCAAATACAGAAAATACTTGAAATCAAAAAGAAAGATGGTGAGCAAATGAACAAAATCAGAAAAATATGTTGGATAATTGCGAATTTCATAATATCCAAATGGGTAGCAGATTATTTAATAGCTACAATACAAATGATGATTGAAAATCATTGGGGATTTTCTGCAGTACCATTACTGTTTATGGCAGTATTCGCAGAATGGAAAGTAATTGAAAATATTTTTACGGAATTAAAAAGATGATTTTATCAAGAAAGGATATGTATGACAAAACAAGAAGCGGTAGTAGTTGAAACCTACACAGGAATTTGTATGCTTACAGGGGATGACCGAAAACTTGCATACGAATACGCAGAAAAACTTTTAGGTCATCCGATATATACACATGAATTTCCAAAATATGCTAACAAGCTGAAAGAACTTAGTAAGCCAGATTTTATTGAAATTTGCAGAAGGTTAGGTGATTGAATGAACCCAGTATTTATATTTCTAGTGGTATGCGGAGCGGCAGTAGTATGGTTCCTGCTTTACAAATTATTTCAGCCACTAGGTAAATTATTGAACCACATTGGCAGAAATGCTATTGATGAGTTAAATAAAGACGAAAGTCAAAAAGAGGAGGATAATAAATGAAAAAAGGACTTTTAGGTGGAATTGGATTAGCTGTTGTAATCATTGCAGGACTTATATGTGTTGCAAAGTGCAGTGTGAGAGTTCCGGCTGGTTACATTGCGGTAGAGTACAAAATGAACGGAGGAATCTCTAAGAATGTACTTACACAAGGATGGCATTTGATTTCACCTACAGTAAAAACTTCACTGTATTCCGTTGGAATCGAGCAGTCTTATCTTACATCTGAGGATAAGGGCGATTCTCCAAAAGATGAAAGCTTCAAGACACCAACAGCAGATGGTAAATCGCTTCAAGTTGACCTTGAATTTTCTTATAAATTCGATCAAAATAGAGTTACCGATGTGTTTACTCAGTTCAAAGGTCAATCAGGAGAATCCGTAAAAAACACCTTTATCAAGCCTAAGATGAAAGCGTGGACGCAGGAAGTAACAGCAAAGTATCCAGTAACAGATGTTTTCGGTGATAAACGCCAGGAACTGAATGAAGCACTTGACGAATATCTTAAGCAGAAGTTTGAGCCATACGGAATTATTATTGATACAGTAAACTTTACTTCCATTTCCACTGATGATGAAACACAGGCTGCAATTCAGAAGAAAGTGAACGCTCAACAGGAGCTTGAACTTGCTAACATTGAAGCTAAAACAGCAAAAGTACAAGCTGATAAAGATAAAGAAGTTGCACTGATTGCTGCTGAACAGGAAAAGGAGAAAGCATCTATCCAAGCGGAACAGGCCAAAATTGATGCAGAAGGTAAAGCTGAAGCTATTAAGATTAAAGCAGAAGCTGAAGCAGAAGCAAATAGAAAAATCGCAGAATCTCTTACTCCCGAACTGATTGAAAAACAGAAAATTGATAAATGGAATGGTGAAGTACCAAAGATTCAAGGAGGTAACACTTCTACAATCGTAGATACAAGAGATATGACAGCTGATGAGAATGCTGAATAATAAGTAAACCAGTCAAGAGAGCCACATGAGAGCCAGACTAAATCCTAAAAAGAAAGGAGGTCTGGCTCTATTTTTATGGGAAAAATTACAGAAGGCTCGCTCGAATGGTATCGGACAGTCCTAAATCAGATTATCAGTAGTGACATGACAATCTATCAAAATCAAAAAGATTGCCTTGATTTGCTCTTAAATATGAATATTGACCTTCCTTTCAACGAGAATCAAGAAGCACGGAAAATGGCTATGAAAGTAAGTCAATACTCACATAACATAGCAGAGAAGTGTGCTGCATTAACTGGAAGTGGTAATTTTGACGATATCTATTGGCAGTATTTGCTACTGGAAGCACCACATTTATTTGAAAGTTACTTGCTTTATATGGAGAAAAATAGACCGGACAGCAAGAAATTTTATATTCCACGAAAAAAAACACTACATGTGGTAGCCAAAGACCTACAAGATTTGGAAGAAAGAAAGATAGAGTTTTACGGCTTATCACTCCCAAGCCGTGTTGGAAAATCTACTATGTGTATTTTCTTTATGTCATGGATAATGGGTAAAAGACCAAATAGCCATAGTGCCATGGGTGGTCATTCTGGAAAACTGGCAAAAGGATTTTACGGAGAACTTTTTAATCTCATTAATACACAGGAATACAACTATAGTGAAATTTTTCCACAGTCGAAACTTCAAAAACAGAGTGCTGATGATTTTGAAATAAACCTGGACAAGCCAGATAGATTTGCAACAATGACTTGCCGTGGTATTGAAGGTACTTGGACAGGTGCCGTTGATATTTCTTCCGATGGTTATTTGTATGTGGATGACCTTGTAAGAGATAGACAACATTCATTAAGCCCCACCCGATTAGAAAATACATATCAAGAATATCTGAATAAGATGGTTGACCGTAAGATTGACGGCGCAAGGGAGCTTATGGTTGGAACCAGATGGAATTTATATGACCCTCTCGGAAAAATCGAGAAGCTAAATCACGATAATCCAATGTATCGGTTTAGAAAAATTCCAGCTTTGAATGATGAGGGTAAATCGAATTTCGATTATGAGTATGGCGTTGGATTTTCAACAAAATATTATGTCGATATGAAAGCTAGATTAGACGCTAACGAATGGGAAGCCAAATATCAGCAAAAGCCCTTCTTACGTGAAGGAATTGTGTTTGCAGCTGACGAATTGAGATATTATAACGGCGTTCTTCCAGAAGGTGGATTTGTTAAAAATGTTTCTGCCTGTGATGTTGCGTGGGGTGGCGGTGATAGCTTATCAATGCCAGTGGGCGCAGAATACGAAAATGGAGATGTGTATATTTATGACTGGATTTTCAGCACGGCACCAAAAGAAGGAACATTGCCATTAGTTGTTGGAAGAATCATGGGTAATAATATTCAATCCATCAATTTTGAAGCAAATAATGGTGGCGATATGTATGCCTATTATGTAAATGAACGGTTGAAAGAACATAAATACGCTTGCAGCACGACCAGTACAAAAGCACCTTCAAAACAAGCAAAAAAAGAAAAAATAAATCAGTATTCCGGGGATGTTAAGCAAAATTTTATATTTTTGGCTCCGAAATATCAAAATAAACAGTATCAAAAGGCTATGGATGAATTAACTACATTCGTCTATATTGGTGATAATGAACATGATGACGCTGCCGATGGAGTTACGCAGCTTGCAATAACGCTTGCCGGCAAAAGATTTGCAGAAGTAAAAGCAACCAAAAATTTTATGTGGGGAAGGAGATAGAGTATGATGACTACAGCTCAATATTTACGACAAATTGAAAATTATGATAACAGAATCAAAAACAAGCTTATCGAAGAAGAACAGCTCAGTTCTCTTTCCACAAGTGTATCTGCAATTCCAGTTGGGGAAAAGGTGCAAACTTCTGTAAAACGTGATCCGATGGGAGACATGATTGCGAAGATATTTGATCTGCGAGAAGAGATTTCAGAAATGATATCTGAATTTTTACAAAAAAGACAAGAAATAGTCCGAACTATAGAACAGGTTGAAGACCCATTACTATATGACATATTATTTAAGCACTATGTTGAGTACAAATCTTTGGTTCGCATTGCAGATGAGATGGGTTATTCAGAGATTCACATTAAAAAAAAGCATTTAAAAGCCATAGCAGAAATAAAAAAGATAAAAGGTTTCGAAAGATGATACCGAAGTATACTGAAAGATACTTTTAATATGTGTAGAATATAAAGTAGAGCATTGGATTAAAACATCCAGTGCTTTTTATTTTGTAGAAAGGATGGTTCGGCTTTGAGAAATACAATGAATTTTGTAGATTTATGCCGAGGTGATTTCGGGCGAAAAGTAGCCTACACAGGCGTTGACCGAATCACTCCGCAAAATGTAGTAAAAGTAGTATCAGATACAATTGGCATACATAATAGAAATCGAACATTGATTGATTACTTGTATCGGTACATGAAAGGCGATCAGCCGATATTATACCGAAACAAAATAGTCCGTCCAGAAGTCAATAACAGAGTGGTTGAAAATCACGCATTTGAAACTGTAAAATTTAAAGCTGGACAGATTTGCGGGGAACCAATCCAATATGTATGTAAAAAGAAAAATGCAGACAAAAAAATAAATGAGCAAGTTGATTTGCTGAATGATTATCTGGATGAAGCCAATGCAGATGCAAGAAACATCCAGAGAGCAATATACCAAAGTGCAACAGGAACTTCTTATAAGGCTATTCTGAAAGAAGAGGACTGGACAGAAAACGGAGATTTACCGCCGTTTAGAATCTTTATTCCGTATCCTGGTGATTGTTACATTGTATATTCGCAGAGGAACGGAAAACCAATGCTGTCCGTTCAGATTTTGAAGGATGAAGATGAGCAACAATACTACTTATGCTATTCAAAGAACCAGTTTTTCAAAATCACGAATGGAAAAGTAACCGAATATGGCATCAACGGTTTTGGTGGGATTCCTATTGTTGAATGCCCGAATAATCATGACAGGCTTTCGGACGTTGAAATTGCAATCACATTATTTGATGCAATCAACAAATACCAGTCTGATAGATTAAATGGCGTTGAACAGTTTGTGCAATCCTTTATGAAGTTCAAGAACTGCGAGGTAGATAAAAACGAGTTTTTGGAAATGGTAAAACTTGGCGCCATCTCTGTTAAAGATACTGGAAATGGCTGTCAGTCGGATGTTGAACTGATGACCGCTGAATTGAATCAATCAGAGAGCCAGGTTGCAAAGGATGATATCTACAATAACATGCTGATTGTGGAAGCAATGCCAAACCGCCAAAGCAATAGCGGAGGGGATACAGGAAATGCTGTATACCTTCGTAATGGATGGGACTTCGCAGAAAGAGATGCAAAATTGGTAGAAGCATTCACCAAGGAAGCTGAAAAGGAATCTGCTAGAATCATTCTGAATATTATCCGTGGTACATCAAATGATGTTAATATCTCAACCAGAGATTTTGATGTAAAGATAACCAGAAACCCAACAGACAATATGCTTGTAAAAGCACAAGCACTTGATTATCTGTTCAAAAATAAAATTCATCCGCTTATTGCACTGATTACTTGTGGGCTATTTAGTGATCCGCAGAAAGTCTACGAAATGAGTTTACCGTATCTGGGAACTATTTACCCGGAACTGGCAGACCCGGAAGCGGAAATGCAGAAAGCACAGCAATTACTTGACGGAAAGTTTCAAAATCCGTCCAAAACAGAACCAATGGCAAATTCTCCATCTAACGAAGAATGAACCAAATTTCGATTATTTAAGGAGTTTTAGAGAAATCTAAGGCTTCTTTTTTAATACACAAAATCAAATAAATTGCAACAGCCCGTGAGCGTAAATCGGGTACAGACCATGTGCGGAGCGAACCGTGTTGAAAAAGCGTATTGGACTGGAAGAAAGGAGATTTCAATGACAAGAGAACAGGCAAAACAGGCACTTATCGGTATGGGAGTTGCAGAACCTTCCGAGGAACAGGTTTCTAAGCTTCTTGATTCTATTTCTGCTGAAACTAAGAAAGAGAAAGACAAAAATGTTTCTCTGAAGGAAAAAGCTGAAAAAGCAGATTCCCTGGAAAAAGAGTTGGAAGAGTTGAAAAAGCAGAACATGACCGAAGCAGAACGGCTAGAAGCTGAACGCAAGAAAGAAAAGGAAGCAGTGGATAAGGAGTTAGCTGATTTGAAAGCTGCGCTTGCAGAATCCAACAAAAAAGCCCTTACCAGTGAAATTACTTCTATGTTCGCAAATGCAGGACTTTCAACCGAAACATACGCGAGTGCTATTAAAGCATACGCATCTGCACCGTATGAGAAACCAGAAGATGCAATGAAAGAAGTCGAAACTTTTGTTAAGGGAGTTTCCGAAGCAAATAAAACAGCACTTGATACCGCAAAAGCAGCTTGGGAGAAGGAAGCATTGGAAAACACTCCGAATCCGGGCGGTGGTAGCGGTGGGAAAGCTACAGTAAAAAGTGATGCTGCTGAATTTGCAAAAGCTTACTCAGCAAAAAAGAACCAGGAAACTAAATCAGTGGACGGTAACGCCCCTGTAAATATTTAAGTAAAGGAGATATAAATAATGGCTTTTATGAAAACAGAGCAGTATGAGTCCACTCCAAATATTCTTGAATCTGAGGTCGGACTTGTACTCAAAACCTACACAGCAGACCAGACAAATGCTGAAACAGTTGGAACTAAGAAAATTATCAAAGCAGGTTCCGTATATCCAACAAATGCGACAGGCGCAATCGGCATTGTATTTGAAGATGTTGATATGACAGATGATACCAAGAGACCAATTTCTGTGATTGTCTCAGGACGTGTTCTTGAAAAGAGACTTCCAGTAACAGTTGACACTACTGCAAAAACAGAGCTTGAAAAATCCGGAATTGTTTTTGTAGTCACAGAAGACCCAGTATTTTAAGGAGGTATGACAAATGCCATTTAATATTTTGGAATCAATTACCCAAGAAGAAAGACTTAATTTCTCTCAGAATTTCAGCGTTAAAAGACCAGGTATCCTCGATACCATTTTCCCAGATACAAAAACCCAGTATCTGAAAGCAGAGTATTACAGACTTATGGCTGGACAGAATCTCCCGGAAGTTGCATTCGTCCACGCTCTTGATAGCGAAGCAGAAATCGGCACAAGACCTGGATTTGAAAAAGTCCTGACTGAAAAACTCTTCATTAAGAGAAAAATCAATCAGTCCGAAAACTTACGGCAGGCAATTGAAAACGGTGTGCCGGATAATGAAGCACTGAAAAACTTTGTATTTGATGATGCAGCCAGACTGTTCGAGGGCGTTGTTACAAGAGCAAATGTTATGAAAGGACAGTTCCTTTCCACCGGCGCTGTAACAATCAAAGAGAACCATGTTGACATGGGAATTGACTATGGCGTTCCAGCAAGTGCAAAAGTAACGCTTACTGATTGGTCTAAGCCAGATGCAGATATCATGGGCGATATCCAGAAAATGGTAGCTGTAGCAGAAGGCAATGGCTATGTAGTAAACAAAGCTGTTACTTCTCTTAAAATGATTAACTACATGCGGAACAACACTGCAATGCAGACAGCTGTTCTGGGTGCTGCAAATAAAAGGCTTCTCACAAAGCAGGAGCTTGCCAATCTGCTTATGCAGGAATATGGAATCACAATTGATCGTTGTGATGAGAACTTTAATTTCAGAAAAGCAGATGGAACCCTGAAAACAGCCAGATACCTCAAAGAGGATGTATTTACTCTGTATGAAGCAGATGCTAACGGTTCTTTCGGTGTTGGCCTCTGGGGTGTGACACCAGAAGAGCTTGAATACAGACAGTTTATACAGGAAGAGAACCGTTCTTTCGTAACTCTTTCCATGTGGGCTACACCAGACCCAGTTGCAGTATGGACAAAAGCATCCGGTATGTTCGTCCCTGTTGCACCAAAAGCAAACGGTGGTATCGTGATCGGTACCAAAGCGGGGGAATAACCGGGCATAGTCTCGATGAAAACAGCCAGTCACCATCTGTAGCAAGTGTGAATGATACATCAACACACAAGTATACAGAAAGCGAGTTGTCTAATATGACTGTATCTCAGTTAAGACAACTCGCAAGTGATAACGGCTATGCCCTGACAGCAACTAATAAGGCTGGAATAATATCAGAGATTTTATCTCAGCAAAGGTAGGTGATTAAATGGACGAACAGCTTATAGAGGACTTGACAAATTATCTTGAAGATGATGAAGAAACTGCGAGGATGATTCCTCTTTCAGCAAAGAGGGCTATTCGTTCATTTAAGAAGAAAAGGAATTATCCTTCCTCTTACAGTGATGAGAAAATAAATTCCGATATGGAGAAATGCTATGACTGCATATTTGATTTGGCTCTTTTCTTCCTAGTAAAGCAGGGAGCTGAGTTTCAAGGATCACATTCCGAATCCTCTGTGAATAGAAGTTGGGATTCCGAAACTGAAATTTATGTAAATCATGGTGTTTTTCCATTTATCGGATTCTAAGATGGTGTGTGCGTGATACGTCAATCCTCCCACGTATCGCAGGGGTGCTTCAAATTAGGTGGGTAGAAGCAATATCTAAAAAATTGGAGTGATGGAAAGGAATAGCGATGGGATGTGAACACGAGTGTATCAACGAACACCGCTTGCAAGAATTGGAAAGTGCCGTCCATGAGATGAAAGAAAAGCATTCCAAAAGGGATGAAGGCTTTTTTAATCGTATCAATGCGCTAGAACAGAAAATTGCTTTATACAACAACGATCTGGGACACATCAAAGATACAGTTGACGAAATGAACGACAATTTAAAAGCACTCATGGAAAAGCCAGGAAAATTACAGGACAAAATTATTGCTTATGTTATAACTGGAATAATTGGTATTGTTTTAGGTTTTGCTCTTAAAGGCATTTTCCCGGTGTAATATTGATTCCACTAACAGGGAGGACGGTGGAATGGATAATTATAAAGACTTTTCGGAAGATGAAAGAATCTTCTATTTGCGTGAAGCTGGATTTGATTCCAGAGAAAAAGAGTTATTCCGATTGCGTGTTTACGAAGAAAAAACACTTGCAGAAGCTTCAGAAATCATGGGCTACAGCACAAGAACCGTAGACCGCATAAACAGAAAATTAAAGAAGAAAATTATGAAAGTCGCCCCGATGTATTGTCGGGGCTTTTCTTTGTATTCATAAAACGTGGCGTATTTATGGCGTTATCGTGGCGTGTTAATCAACCTCTTATTATTGTAAAATATAGTTATAAAAACAAGGGAGGTTTAACTGCTAAAGATGCTCTTGATAGTGCAATATCTGGAAGAACATATGCTAATACAGAAGAAGCATTAGATGCAGTTTATAAGTCATTAAAAAATGCTGGCGTTCCGTTAGATGAATTAGATGAAAAACTCAGAAAAGATTTTCCAGATGCAGTTGTTACAATGGAAACAAGTGCAAAGAATTCTTTCGATGGAATGACTACATCTGTGAAAACAGCAGTGGGCGGTATTACTACCGCTGTTGCAAATGCTTCTAGCTCCGTATCGTCCAAGACAAAAACTGGCTTTGGTCTCGCCAATACTGCCGTAAGCACTGCAATGGCTGGGATGAAAAAAAGCACAGAAAGCACAATGCCTTCTATTTGGTCAAAGATAAAGAACACAAATGATGATGTTGAAACCAACTCTAAAACAAACTGGGGAAATTCTGCAAGTGCTGTATCGACAGCTCTCGGAACCATGGACACCGATACCAAAGATGTAATGGGTAAGGTTATGACAACCATTCAAAGTTATTGGTCTTCTGTTCTAATCAATACAAACCAGATTTGGGAAAAGGCTTCTGGTAAAGTTGACACGGAAACTGGGAAAATGAAATCTTATACAGAAACCAATTTGTCTGGGATTTCGGATAAAATTAAAAGGCTATTTAATGTTAATCTTACATCAATTGGTCGGGAAACTGCTCAATCATTCGCTGATGGCATGAAACAAGTACACTTACCAACTCTGACTTATTATATTTCAGAGTGGAGAAAACATGATCTTGGCGGTGGAAGAACCAGTTCTACACCAGTTTATAAGCCTAATTGGTACGCCAAAGGTGGCCTTTTCAACGGTGCACAGGTAATTGGTATCGGTGAAGCCGGTTCCGAAGCCGTTCTTCCTCTAGAAAATCCGCGAACCATGAAGAAGATCGCAGACAGCATTGTTTCCAGTTCGGACGGAAGCATGGGACTTACAAAAGAAGAAATGGCAAAAGCAGTAGCCCAGGGAGTTGCAATGGCAATGAGTATGAACAGCGGAAATAAGAATCCGCAGTACATTATGAACAGTATTATTCTGGACGGAAGCGAGATTGCGAAAGCAGTAACAAAAGCCCAAAATGATACGGATAGCCGTTTCAAACCATCCCCGGCATATTGATTTTTGGCTGATTGTGTGGTATAATTTCTTCAATGAAGAAGTACACACGGTCTTGATTTTTGAGCCGCTAAGAAGAAATTAATATTTCTCGATTTTGAGGAATTTTTATCTTACTTGGCGGCTCTTTTTTATTTTTAAGGGAGGAAAAAAGATGGAAAATTATATTTGTGCTATAAAAAGCCCATTTTCAAAATATCAGCGTTTCGTATATGTAGACCATAAAAATAGGGTTGCGCCCGGATTAATGGAAAAAAGAGGAATCAAAGAGTATATAAATAGAATCGCTGATATCAATAACACAAATTATCTTTTTATTGATTGCGAGGTAGAATCTCAAGATGTCGGTTCTTTTGTGGAAATGCTTGAAGAATTAAAAGGCGTAATGGCAAATGGGAGACACAATGATTACCAAGCAACATATGAGTTTATTCTCGGTACCATGCGTGACATGATGAATAAGAGCAGAAACAAATAATTTTGGTAAAACCAACAGGCTAGACCGATCATCGAAAAGCGGAAATGCCTTGCCGCCTGCCTGTTGATTTACATACAGTTCAAGGCACTTTTTTATACGAAAGGCAGGTATCAATCTATGGAATTTGAGGAAAATTCAAATTGCATTCGCATTCCGATTGCAAGAGAACCAATTATTTATTTCCTTTTAGATGGTAATGAAGTAGTTTATATTGGACAGTCTAAGCTAGGGCTTTTCCGCCCATATAGCCATTCAAATAAACACTTTACTTCGGTTTCTGTTATTAAATGTAAACTTGAAGACTTGGATTCATTGGAAATTTTTTATATTAGAAAATATATGCCAAAATACAACCAAAAAATTGTTGATGATAAACATGAGTTTTCTTTTGGAAAAGTGAGAAAAATTATAAGAGAGCAAACGGAATTTAAATGTTGTACAGTTTTTCACATAAAGAAAATAGTAAAAATTATGAAAATAAACACTATTCCGATTAAAGACGCTTTTTATATAACATCCGACGATTCCGAGAAAATAATTGATTACGTAAAGAGTCATTATGATGGAAATAGATTGGTTTTAGCTTAATATGGTAAATTCAGTGGGCTAGGTTGGCCGCCGAAAGTCTCACCTCCGAGAGATTGCCTACTGTTTTTATATTATCGGAGAAGTTCTTAGATATACGGAGGTTATCTAGCATGAGAAAAGAACAGTTTGTTTCTGAAAGAAGAGAAAGAGATTTCACAGGGGTATTTATACCGTCAAAATTATATCTTACAAATAAATTCAGCCCAAGAGAAAAATTTTTATTAGTGGAAATACATAGTCTTCGCAAAAGAGATAAAAGCGGTGATTGTTTTGCGAGCAATCGGCATTTTGCTGACTTTATTGGTGTGTCTGAACGTACTATTCAGTCAATGCTAAATGGGTTAAAACAGAATGGTTATATAACTTCATGGTATGAATATGAAAAGGATAATCCAAAAGTAATAAAGCATAGACACCTTATTCTCACAGAAAAATTTTATGAAGAATTTATAAATGAGCATGAGCAAAAAGATCAGCCCGAACGTGGTGAGAAAAAACGCATGGGGGATGGTGAGAAAAACT